TTCGACCTGGGCTTTGCCGACCTCAGCCTGCGCCCGCGCGATGTCCGCTTCAGCCCTCCAGCGGGCGATGGCCTCGTTCTCGATCGGCGCGAGCTGCGCCTGCACAACGGCAGGGTCGCCGTTGACGATGGCGTTGTTAACGGCCTCCGGGGTCGCCGGCACGCCGAGCGCGCTCGCGACCTGCTTACCTGCCCATTCGCCGAGCATCGAGCCGCCCGGCACGGGGATCAGGCCGCCGAGGATGCTGCCGAGCGTCGGGGCGATAGGCCCGACGATGGATCCAAGATCCTTCCAATCCATCGGTGCCTCCTATTTGCGCGCGCGGATGACGATGAACGCGACGAGGGCGACGAGGCCGATCGCAAGCAGCGCCACGGCCCACGGCGGCGCGCCGGCCTGCGCGACGCCTGTCGCGACCACCGCGCCGCCCGCACCAATCCCGGCGGCGAGGCCGCCTGCCGCGTTGCCGAAGCGGACGCTGGGATCAATCGCCTGCATGGCCTTGATCAGGCCGGCGCAGCCAAGCTGCATGTCGACGTGGTTCGGGTCAAAGACGTTGTCTTTGACATACTTGCCCTTCACGTACTGATCCGTGCCAGACCAGATGTATGGCGACGGCAGGCCGCGATTGGCGTAGCCGAGGCCGTTGTAGCGCTCGAGCAGGGTCAGAGTGCCGCCAACCGACCAATCCTTGTTGCTCGCCGCATAGGGACCGCAGTTGGTAAGCGCATCAACCGCGGCTTCTTCCCATGAGATAAAGGGGCCGCGCCCCTTCGGAACCTTTTCGGTTTTGACCTTGGTGCCAATGATCTTCTCGCCATTGTGCAGCACCCCGGCGAAGCTGCCGGACGACTCGCGCTGATGGATCACCGCGATGACGAACCACGGCACGCCGGTTTTCGCGGCCACTGCCTGATAGCGGGGTTTGTTCGCGACCAGGCTGCGCGCGACCGCGGAGAAGTCGTTCGGCCGCGTGATTTTGGCTTTCTCCCAGCGGGCCGCGTTCGCCGCCACGAGGGTTGCGTTGCTCATCTCAAATTGTCCTGTCTGGTTAGTCGGCGTTGACGAGTTGGGCCCGGACTTCGGCGAGAGCCTGCAACAGCATGTCCTCAACCGGGTTGGGCACGGCCCTCAGCGCCGCCATCGCGTCGTGCATGTCGAGCAGGTCGCGGGCGGCATTGGGCAGGCGCGCAAGCGCCGCAAGGGCGTCCTGCACATCCTGCGCGTCACTGATCTCCTGCGCGGCGGCATCGAGGTCGGGCAGGAGAGGCGGTGGCAGATCGACCGGCGCCAGCAGCTCCGGCGGCAGCGGCTTGCCAAGGTCGCTGGGTGCGTAGACGAGCGGCGGCGGAGGCGGTGGCGGGGCGAACCGCTGAAGCAGCGAAACCTTCCGTGGACGCCCATCCTTGCCGACGATCTCGATCTGGCGATCGATCCTGCGAACGTCCGCCTTCCGCCGGCGGCTTCTTCCGCCGTTGCCCCCGCCAACCTCCAACAGGTTGATGTCGCGGCCGAAGAGGGTGAGGCAGCCGGGTTCGACACGCTGGGTGACGCTAGCCGCGATCTCGGAGCCTTCGAGCGTCAGTTGGCCAGCATCGACGATGATCCGGTAGACCGGCATTTCGCCGCCGGTCAGCGTGAGCTGGTCGGCCTCCACCCGAATGGACGTCGTGAAGGAGGCTGTGTGGCCCGTTAGAGTCAGAGCGCCACTGCTCAGGGGCACCTTGACGGTCGCCGAGAAGTCGCCGCCGATCAGGTTGAGAGCGCCAGCGCTCAGGCTCTGAGCAACGGTGAACGATGCGCCCTTGCCCTCAAGGGTCAGGCTCGCACCGTCGAGCTGCATCGTCGATAGAAGCGAGAGATTGCCGCCCGTCAGGGTCAGCGATCCGGCTTCCAGAATGATGCGGTTGTTCGGGAAGCTCGATCCCGTCAGCGTCAGCTCGCCGCTCTTGAGCGACGCGATGACTTTGAAGCCGAGAGCCTGGCCAGTGAGCTCAAGCGTGCCGCTTTCGAGCGGCAGGACCGTTACTGTTCCCCTTCGGCCGTATGAGGCGACCGAATATTCAGCGATCGAGCCTACACCGAGCATGGGCCTAGATCAGTTGGCGGTTACTGGCAGGACGTCAAGCGCTCGCGGGCGCCGGCCGCACCAGCTCGTGGGCGCGGATGATGAGCTGATCGACCTCTTCGTCGGTGAACCCCATCGCGGCGATCATCAGCAGGGTCAGGCGGTCGGTGCGGCTGATCTCAATCGCCAAGTCCCATTCCTCTTGGACATCGGGATCGGAGGCGATGGTCGCCTTGACATCGCCCCACAGCCCCAGTTCATCCAGCGCCCGTTTGAGGCCGAGTTTGGAAACGGTATTCGGAACGATAACCGGCGGCTCGTAAGGCTCCGGTTCTGGATCGGGGACGCCGCCCCCAGCCAGCCATTCTTGATACTCGGCCCAATCACGGTTCGCAGGATCATCAGGAATAACAGCATCGTCGGCCAGACGCAGTACGCTGTTCCCACAGAGACGATATTCACCCATGGTCAAAGCTCCGCATCGGCGGTGAAGTGGGCGGCAAGGACGTTAGTGGCAGCCACACCCGCTGACGCATTGTAGCCACGAAATCCAGCTTGCCCGACTCCGTTGACGCCAACAATCGTGACATCCAATCCAGAGCTGGCATTTCGGACGCTGCCAGTAGCACCCGTCGCGGGGTTGTAGATAGTTACAGTCGGAATAGCCCGTTTAGGGACAGCGAACCCCCGTTCAAAAGTTATGCCCACCGAGCCTTCTGTGGGGTTGCGGTAATAGATCGAGTCGGCGTCACTTACCGTACCCGGTGGAGTGTCGATGTTGTAGCTCTTCTCGTAATACCTTTGGCACAAGGCCAATTCCTGTTGGATGTGGCGACGCGAGAACGGATCATCGATGCCGCGCGCATCGCCCTCGACAACCGAGACATGCGCGATGCCATAGAACCCAGATCGCTGGCCGAGGCTGCTGGCGCGTGCGTTGTAGGTGCTGCCCGCATCAAACCACAGGTTCAAATTCAGCGAACTCATGGTCCCGATTGTTTTGCCCCCGATGTTAGGGACGGTCATAACAATTTGGATTTTTTTCCATCCAGAGGTCAGCGCCACGAGGCCGAGCGGGGAGCTGACGGAAGCCGACCCACCAACACCAAAGTACTGCTCGATCTCAAGCGCTATGTTCTTCGCGGCGTCGGCGTAAGCGTAGAATGTGATCGTGATCTGCTTTCCGGCAAGGGTTCGCACATCCTCGATGTATTGTTGCAGCACAACAATGTTACCGGCTCCAGCTACACTGCCGACTTGGATACGCTCGAAAAATGCAGACTCGCCGGGAACGTCAGTTTGCCCGGCCGCAAAGGTATTGCGCGTGATGGTCATGGTTGAGCCGACGCTAAGATTGCGCCAGCGATCCGCCAGATAGTTCGAGCCAGTGACGCTAGTCAGCGAAATTCCGCGCTGCCAAATGTCGAAATCGCCGTTGATGATGTAGTTGCGGAGGGGCGGGCGCTGGTCGGCGGTAATGACCGAGGCCCAAGGTCGCCAGACGCCGTTGTTCTTAAAGCGCTTTTGCATCTGCCCGAAAGTGTGGTCAATCGCCAGTTGTGTGGCGTACAGGGGGTCAGAAGCCACTTGCTGGTGGATGATGGTCCACCAAGACCATTCATACCCACTAGGCAGATCAGACATTTCGTAGGAACAGGAATAGAACCCGTTCTTCGTGATGTCGTTAGCACTTCCTGACTGCAAAACCGTCCCGCCTGGCCCGAACGCCGCCATGTCGAGATTGGAGCGGGCATTGGCAAGGTTTGCGATCGAAAGCATGTCTTCCGCGGCGGCGGTGACGCGGAGCGTCGCCGCCCCGACGAGTCCCAATCGCTCGGTGCCGTTGACGCCGGCGATCTGCGAAAGCAGGACGGGCCCGCGCTCAACCGTCGCGGTGCTTGCATTGTAAGCGCCGCGGAATAGCTCGAAATCGTTCCCCTGTTCCAGCAACCAGGTGCGTGCAGCGCCGTCAGGCGTCCCGGCCTGCGCCGGCGTGCAGTAGGCGATCATGGCGTCGCCGATAGCGACATTGCCGGTGCCGATCGTCGGGGTCGTCACCCAGACGCGGTTTGAGAAGCCATGCGGCATTGATTACGCCGACGGCTTGATCGTGTACCCGACGCCGCGCGCTCGGTCGGAGCGATCAGGGATCGGACCCTCGGCCTCGCGGATCTGCCGGGAGAGATCGGTCGCCTTGGCGCGCAGCGTCTCGATCTGTGCGTTGATCTTCTCGCGTTCGGCGCGGAGTTTCTTTACGTCTGCCATGACTTCCTCACTGCAGCTCGAAGATGCCGGGGATTCCGATGTCGACCGTGAAGCCGTTGCCATTGGAGACAATCAGGCTTGTGGTGTAGTCGATGAAGCCGATCAGCGGTTTCGCCGGTGTCGCCGTGGTGTCGTCGTAGAAGACGACGTAGCGGAACGGCGCGATGTCCCCACCCACGGCGTTCCATGTGAAGTCGTTGGCATCGAAACGCCACACGCCAAGATCGGGGCCGGTTTCGCTCCACGTCACCGACGTGAGCGTCATCCCGCCGGCGATATATCCGTTCCCGGCGGGGATTTCGGTGATGTCGGCCTTGACCACATCGTTCAATGCGTCAGGCGCGACATTGGTCAGCATCGCCTTGAACGTGTGGTTCGTGAGGTCGACTGCGGCCTCGCCCATGAACCGCTTAAACTCGTGGAAGAAAGTGAAGATCGCCATTAGCGCGGCTCCGTCGGAATCTCGACCGCCTCAACGATGCGGCCCGTGTTGGGGTCTCTGATGAATTGCACGCGGCGCTCACGCGAGAGCAGGGCCATGAGCTGGGAGAGGATGTCCTGCTCAGGGACTTCCTCTTGCTCGGGCATGGCGGCCGACGGCGGCTCGATGACCTCTTGCGGATTGACGGGGGCCTGTGCGGCGTTCCACCTGTCGTCTCGCTGCCATCCTTCGCGCTCGGATCGTACCTGCTGAACCAGTTTGGCGCGGTCCATCTGCTGGCCGTGGACCATGCCGGCATAGCCCATCTGCACCTTGGCGCTGGATTCCGACGCGCGCGCCTTGTTGAGCTCGGCCTGCGAAGCGTTTCGCATCGCCTCCGAGCGGATCTTCTCGACCAAAGCTTGCTGCTCGGGCGGCGGGCCTTTCGGTTGGCCCTTCTTGATGAAGCGCCGGCCGCCGTCGCGGTATCCCGCAAGGCTGAAGATCTCGGCGTTGATCTCTTCGAGGTCGGGCATCAGCTCGCCAGACTGCACTTGCGGCGATGCAGCCCAGATGGGCTGTGCGATCTGCATGGCCATGGCGAAGTTCTGGATCTTGGTCTGAGGGTTGGAAGCGCCCAGACCAACGTCGACGCGCACCGTAATCTGCTGCTGCAAGAGGTCGTCGGTGATCTGATTGATATGGAACTTTTGCAGCAACTGCGCGCGGTCGCCGCAAAGACCAAGGATGACTTCGTCGGACTCGTAGAACTGGATCAGCTTGACGATCTGTCCAAGAACCGGCTCAACCCACGTCTCAGTCCATGTGCGGAGGTCGAACTCCTGCACGGCGTTCGCGCTGGAGCTGATGAGGTTCAAGCCGCCGACGGTTTCGTTCAGGCTGCGGTTGGTCTGCACCGATCCGCTGTTGAACTGCCCCGCGAGGTCGTCGAAATCGACGTTCAAGCGCTCCATCTCCGCATAGGCAGAAGACGGCACTTCCGGCGGCCGATCGAATTCAATGTCGTCGCGCTCAGTCCGCAGGATCGTTGTGCCGGGGCCGCGGCGCTGCAACGCGCCGAGGTCGACTTGCCGCCCACGCTTCACGAAGGTGATCGGTGAGACGCCTTGCTTCACCTGGTCGAGGCGCAGATTGGCGAGGTCGTTGATCTCCTGCTGGACCTGCTGCCACGACTCCACCGGCGCCATGGGGAAGATGCGGTGGCTTTCGAGGGTGCCCGTCCCGAGCACATAGGGCCGCTCGCCGCCGAACTCGGGATAGACGTCCTTAACCGGACGCGGCTCGGTCAGGTACGCCTTCGATCCAGCAGACCAAAAGCAGATGTCTTGGCCTTGCAGGCGCATGAAGACTTCATACACCCAGATCACCTCGAAATCCCCGGCGCCGGTTGCAGCCGCGTCCATCCGGTCGAGGCCGCGGTCGCGCGCCGCGCGGGTGCCGGAAGCGGTCCGGCCCTCGTCGGCGCCGGCACCGCGCATCACGCTTTCCTCGACTTCAAGCCAAGGATTGCGCGGGTCGCGTTGCTTCTGCCGGATCTCGTCGATCCGCATGGGGTACTTCACGATGAAGTATGACGCGCTCTGGACCGGATCGAGCCACGATGCCGCCGGATCGATGATGACGTTCTCGAGCGGGCAGAGCAGCACGTCGGGGCGATCGACGCTCGGCTTATAGACCTTCACCTCCTGCATGATCGGCTCGCCGTCCTCGCCAAGAACGGGTTGGCCGATCTCATCAAGCAATGGCTCTTCGGTCGTTTCCGCCTCGAGATCGAGTTTCCAGTATTGCTTGGAGAGGCAGGCGCTCATGATGAGCGTGTCTTGGTGCGCGCCGATCGCGACGCGAAACCACGGGATCGCCGCGCGGCCGGAAGTGCGGTCGGTGCGGTAGTTGAGCAGTTCCTGAATCAGGGCTGCGCTTGCCCGCTGGTTCGGATCGTCCTCGTTGCCCGCCGAACAGGAAACCGTGTCCCTCGTCGAGAACAGCGCAGACGCGGCGCCAGCATTGGCCTTGCGCACCGCCGAGCGTGTCTTCGGCCGGAAGAGCTTGGAACGGCTCCTATAGTCCTGCGAAAGGTACTTCGACTGCGCGAAATGCTGGTTGTGGAACGCCTTGTACGAACGGCCCCACGCGCTCTTCACCTGGTCGGTGATGAAGCGGCCACCCTGCGTTTCGGCCTGCGCGACGAGAGTGAGCCAGTTGGGGCCGGTCTCGTCGCTCGACTGTTCATGCGGAATCGGTCCGGTCGCGGCGGCCTCGGTGCGCTGATAGAGGTTCGCCGAGAGGCCGTCCTCGCCGGGCGGTTGGGCGTTCAAAAAGGTCATTCAGGCAGCGCGTGGTTGGCGCGCGAGATGGCGCGCTTCTTCGCATTGAGGAAGGCCGGCAGGTCGAGGCCGGAGCGGGGGATGTTGAAGCGCTCGAGGATTTCGCCGCCGGCGCGGATGATCATCTCCGGAGTGATGTCTTCCGAAAGCTTGAAAACCCACTTCCAGTTGCCGAGCAGGAGAGGGATCGTGATCCACGCGATCCCATCCTTGCGCGAGCAGTAGGTTTCCCAGAAATGGCCGCGGTAGTGAGCGGTCAGAACACGTTGCATGGCCTTGGCCACCATCATATCCCATGCCGCATGCGGGTCCTTTTCTTCAGGATCGCACGGCGGGAGATAGCGCTGCTGGACCTCGATGCCGGCCTGGCCGTGGCTGCGGTCAAGCCGGTCGCGGTGAAGGATGATCGGGGTTTCGCTCATGGCGTGGTGTTCAGCGCGATCTTCTTGAGAAGCGAGATCACCGTGGCGTCGCCGGTACCGTCCCAAGGCTCGTCGGCAGGTGTGCCGATGCCCGACAAATTGACCGCGCCGTCGGTGCTGATCTGGATCGGCCACATTTTGCCGTCGGGGCCGACGCCGAGCATCAGCATCCCATCCTGATTTGAAGCGCTTGCGCCTTGAGTTGGCATGGGTCAGTCCTCAGTGTAGGGGCCACGTTTCGCGGGATTTGCGCGAAACGAGCGCCCGTTTGACATTTCGTATTCGACGACGTCGCGCCGATCGCGCTCGAAGTCGGGATCTGCACGAAGCACCAAAGCCTTCCACGGGGTGCTCAGGCTCTTTGGCGGTTGGTAGCGTTCACTCATCGGAGCCCTCTATGAATCCGCGTAGGAGGCGGGCTCGAGGGCGGCCGTCTCGTACTGAATGGCCGGCCTCGGCGAGAGGTCGTAGACCCGCGACACCGCGTCGATCAGGTCGTCATGTGGCGCGAAGGGGAAGAACATCGCTTCCTCCATGAAGGCTCGCGTCACGTCGTAAAGGTTGCGGTCCTCGTCGAGATGGCGGATCGGCTTGACGATCCGATACCCCTGACCAGTCGCGTTCATCGCGCGGTGCGCGCTTGGCTCGCCTTGCAGCGGCCGATAGACGATCTGACCAACGTTGTATTTGGCCGTCTCGTCCTTCTTGGCATCGGCCTCGGTCCAGATCGACCACAGGGCGACGCCGTCCTTCCCACCGAACTCCGGCTGATAAACGAGGCCGGGCAGAAAGAACTTCCCGGTCTTCATGTCCGGCTCCAGCCGCTCGACGCGGTCGCGCTTTGAGTGGCCGCCCTCGCGGGGCCAATTCAGCTCCACCAGCTCGAAGGCGACGCCGTCGCGCTCCTGCCAGGTCTTGATCACCTCGTCCTCGGTTTGCGCGCCGTAGCGCTCATAGCCGACGATGATCACCTGCGTTCCGGTGGCATCCCGCCATTTGGTGTACAGCCGCTTGAGGTGATCCCAGCGGTCCGAAAGGCTCATGCGGTGGCGGACGCCATCGAGCAGGTATTTGTTGCCCGCTGAATCCACCCCCACAACCGCCATTGCCGTGCGGTCGGACGATGCCGATCGGCCCTTTGACGGGTCGACCATGATGTAGATGTTCAGCACCGTCGGCCGGATCAGGTATGGCCGGAACCAATCCGATTTAAACACCGCTTCGTTGCCCGCGATCGGGTTTTGAAGCATCTGCGCCGAAACGGTCGAGCGCTGGGTGTTCTTGATCTTCTCCCAATGCTCCTTCGACAGGAACACGGGCTCGCCCTTCAGTGTGCCGTCTATCGTCGCCGGGTGCTTGCGGGGCTTCAGGATGCGCCGCTCGAGCGCCACGCCGTAGGTGTCGCCGAACGAATAGCGGGTGCCCGGCATCCACTTGCGGACGCCATGGTGCTTGCCGAGGTTGTCGGCCAGCTCCCACGCTTCGGTGGTCTTCTTGATCATCTCCGGGTTGGTGACGCTCTCGCGCGTCACCATGTCGTCGTAGATGTGCAAGTCGTAATGGCGCGACGTCGGCTGGCCGTCGACGAGGCCGTGGGCCTCGATGGTCGACTCCTTGGGGTTCGACTGGCGCCGAACAACGATGCCGCGCTCCATCCCCCAGACGGGCGACTGCTTGCGAGGCTCATCCCACAGCACGTCGGCATAGACCTGCTTGAGATAGTCGTTGTTCTCGAATTCCCGCATGATCTGTTGCAGGAACGCCGCCGCGATCTTCCGGGTGCAGGAGAAGATCGCGATCGTGATCTCGGGGTTGATCAGGATCTCCTGAATCGCGCCCGCGAACGTGATGATCGTCGACTTGTAGTGGAACCGCGCCCACAGATCGATGTGGCCGTCCGGCTCAGCTTCGACCTCTCGGCACCGCTCGAATAGCCACGGATGCAACGCGTCGACGCGCCGGCAGAGGCCGGTCAGCAGGAAGTATCGATCGTTGACACCAAGAAGGGCTCGGCCGTGAGGGTCGAGCTTAGGCACTACCTCGCGGTAGAAGGCGATCGTCTGCCTGTAGTCGAGATAGGGCAGGTCCTCGACGATGAAGCGCCCAAGGGCACCATTCGCAGCGGAGAGATACCGCTTGCCGCGAAGCTCGTTGGCCATCACGCCGCATGAGCGGACTTGTACGCGTTGATCGTGTCGGCGAGCGGATCTTCCGCGCCGGCTTCGATCACTTGGCTGCCCACCGTTTTCATGCCGCGCTCGCGCACCACAGCGATCCGGTCATAGGGCTCGCTGGCCGCGGCGAGGGATTCCGAAACGGCCAGATGAAGCTTGCCGACCGCCTCCGGGTTCACGGACATGAGGTGTGGGGCCATTTCCGCCAGCAGGCCGGAAATGATGATGGCTGTCCGCAGGTTCTGCCGAGCCGCTTCAGTGAGCAGGCTTTCGTCGGTGATGTTTTCGCCGGTGATGGCGTTGCGAAGCGCCGTCAGGCGGTTGCGGATGCCGTCGGCTTCTGACTCTTCTTCCACCTTTGGCTCGTCATTCGGCCGCGGTGGGCCTTCAACGTCAGGCGGGGGCAGGGCGTTCATGACCGCCTCGACGACCTGCTCGGCGCGAGTGCGCGGGTCCCCGGTCAGCACCGCAGCGGCATCGGTCAGGTTCTCGCGAACCTTCTTCTCTTTCGATTTGCGGCCGCGCGGGTGCTTCTCTTTCGTCTTGCGCTGCCAGTCGCCTTCCTTCGCCCAGGTGTTGATGGTGCGATAGCTCGGCGTGATGTAGCCGGCCTGCTTCAGCTTTTCCTCGACGGCGCGACACGACGGGCTGTCCATCTCATCCCACGTCGCCTTGGCGATCGAGGGGGTGGCAACCTTGAAGTCGCTCATTAGGCGGCCCAGTTCTGCTCGATGTAGCCGCGCATGCCGCCCGCGGGCTCGTAGAGCGGATAGAGCGCCTTGAACGCCTCCATGGCGCCGGCGGCATCGTAGGCCGAGAAAGCAGGATCAGCCTTGGCCTTGTACAGCAGGGCCACGCTGGGGCCGCGGGAATGGCCGAGATTGCAGTGAACGAGGACCTTGCGACCTTCGCCCAGCTCCTGCTCGATGAAGGACAGCGCAGCTTCGATCAGGTCGCGGTTGATGTAGGCGACGTTGTCGACGTCAACGAGGTTCAAGCACAGACGTCGGCCGCGGCGGGCGAACAGGTATTCGGGATCATCCTTCGGCGCACCACGGCCAGTATAGCCGAGCGCTTCGCGATGGAACGGCTCTTTGCATGCGTGAACCACCGACCAATTCTCGCGCACGTCGTCGCCATCACGAACCTTGTTCACGAAGTCGAGCTGGCTACCGACAAACAGGTTGGGGTGGACTTCGATCACGATGCTACTCCGGGTACAGGGTGAGGGTCCGCAATGAGCCTCCGGGGGCGGGATAGACCCATTGCGGACCGGCAGCGTGGGGACGCTGATTCAAAAGCGTTTGCGCGGGCGAGGCCCGTCAGAGGCGGGGCCGCGGTGGAGCTTCACCCTGATCTCGCCGGCGCAGACCCGAAGGCCGACCTTCTTCGAGATGAGGGTGTGGGCTTGCTCCATATCCCCGCAGCGGAGCGCGGCGCGGATTGCATCGCCAGTCGACGCGATCTCGCTTGCGATGCGGTCCCGCGTCCATTGACGGACCAGCTCGCCGCCAGGTGTGATCGGGATCATGCTGCCACCATCCCGCCTGCTGCGACGATGCGGAGATTGCGCGCGCGCCGGCGTTGCCTCTTGGCTTCGGCCGCTGCTAACCGGACGCCGGAAATGACCTTCTCGCGGGGCGTGAGCCGCCTCGGCGCCGGTGGAATGATCGGAGCCGAAAGATCGATAGAGCGCCGGGGCAGCACGCGCGGGGCGGGCCACGCAAGCCCAGCTCCTGCAAGGACGTGCATCGCGGCCGCCCCCATAAGCGTCAGGTAGCGCATTACATGCTCCATGAAAAAGCCCGCCGGGATGGCGGGCCAAAACCTGCTATGATGGCGTCATGACCGAGCGCCTGCCGAAGCCGTGGACCATCGTCGAGCACAGCGAGTCCTTCGAGGTGCAGGCCAGCAACGGCGTGGGCGTCGCCTACGTCTACTTCGAGGACGAGGAAATCCGGCGCGGCCTGCTAAAGCGGATGTCGAAAGCGTTGGCCCTACGGGTTGCGAAACGCATCGCCGCCGTCGGTGAGTAGCCCGAGAAGATGGCCGCCCCGCTTTCACAGGGCGGCCAAGTCAAGGGAGGAAACGCCCAAGGAGGGCACACCGTCGAGGCCGCTACCGGCAACCTCGACGGGGCTTCTGACGCCAAAGGAGACCTCAAAATTGAGGGCTCCGATCAGCGAAACTGAGGGGCTGAGCTCGATCCTGTTCCGCCTCGCGGGCAGAATAGTGATGCAAGATCAATGGATCGCGCCCGAATAAAGTATTGCAGCGGCAATACTCGAAACGGCTTCCGTATGTAGGAGTACAGGTTCAATAGGGAGCCTGTAGATACGAAAAGGAAGCCGAAATGTTTTCCGTGCTTGGGCACACGCTAATGCTTCTCGGGCAGGCGCTCATCGTGCTGGATGCGTACAGCAACTGGATCGAATAGTTCGATCACTCCAGCAACGTTTCCCGGTCAGTATTCTGGCCGGGAAACTCTCTCCGGGGTCAGGGCCTCAGCCGTTGGACCCTTCGTTACTCGATACGAATGTTGACTTCGGTCGGCACCACGCCGGCCTGGGCGAGCCCGGAGAGCTGCGCGTTGATCACGTTCATGATCGCGCTCTGCACCACGAACGCGGCCGGCTGCCCCTGCGGGGCCGGCGGCACGGTCGCCGTTGCTTCGTACTGCTCTTCGACGGGCTCGCCATCATCGGTGCCGGGGGTGCGGACGATCGCAGTGCTGATGATTTTGGCCATGGCCGTAATCCCTCTCAGACAACAAAAAGCCCGGCCGCGTTTTCGCTGCCGGGCTTCGAGGCACATGTCGCCTCACTGATGGATCGGAAGTTTGCACGAAGAATAGATTCGCGCAAGAGCCTTGTGACTCAATGGCTTCTCGAATTCACAGTCGTTTTCACAAAAGTGCTTCACTCCGAATCCTCAGCGGTGCTGATCTTGTGTTCGCCGCACCAGAACC